CAGTTTAATTCCTAGGCGTTGCTATACCACCAATCGCGTAGTGTGGGGACTAGCTATGAGAGCCCTAAGAATTATTGGCGGGCCCGGTGATCCGGTGATCGAAGTTCGATGGTATCATCGCGATGAAGCTATTTTAAAAATGTTAAAAGGATAACCAATGAGACTATTTAATAAATTATTCAGTAAAGACCAACCTCAAGTCGTAACACCGTCTGCGCCAGAAAAAAAAGAAACTCCGTCAACACCAAAAGCACCTAAGGCTAAAAAGCCCACGCAAGTCAAGAAAACACCTAAACAAGTTGCCACCGAAAAAGGCGAACCCTATGTTAGTATAATCAGTGTAGAACTAGATCCAGAAAACATAGGTAACGGTGCATTTGAATTAGATTGGAATGATTTTTTTGTAGCCAAGCTAGTTCGTTCTGGTTATAAGGGCAAAGATGATTCTCAGATTGTGGATCAATGGTTCCAGGATGTTTGCCGTAATGTTGTTATGGAAACATTTGAACAATACGAAGCCAATAACCCAAGGCCTGCATCCGGGATTCAACGTAAAGACTTAGGCAATGGTCGCAGCGAAATAAGTTAAGATCAAATATATGTTCAATCATTGGAAAAAGAATACTACTCCATATAGTTGGAATCCTAAAAAAATTCAAACAAAATGGTCCGGGACCGATAATGTAGATAGATTTAAACAGAATCCTGATTTTGCTAAATGGCAAGATATCGACATAACTTACGATTTTAGTAATGAAGGATTTAGAACTTACGATTTTGACTCATTGATGGGCAAAGAAATAGATGTAGCATTGGGATGTAGTCATACTATGGGAGTTGGGTTACCAATCGATTGGATTTGGCCTAGTCTAGTAGAAAAAAATAGACCATATCCTATGCTTAATTTAGGGCTAGGGGCAGGAACATCTGACACTGTTGCTAGAATCTTAACTAACATTACTGGGTTATTTCAAATCAATACCGTATTCATTTTTTGGCCTAATTTCAGAAGGTTTGAAATTTATAAAGATGAAAGAGCAGATTTTATAATACCAAACCACAGCGAATTATATCATATATGGAATATGAATCCTGATATTTCATTACAACGTTTTCATAAAAACAAATTAATTGTAGAATTATTGCACGACCGTGTCGAGTCTATAGTCGGGCCGGTATATTCCGATGTTAAAAGTGAAGTAAAGAAACAGCTAACAGGCTACGATATTTTAGATCATGCTCGTGATGGAATGCATTTTGGTCCTGAAACGCATAAATTAGTAGCAAAATTATTATTAGAGAAGTTGACAAATATCGAATAAACTGCTATTATTACTGCACTATGCGATATCTAATTGTTGACACAGCCAATACATTCTTCCGTGCAAGACACAGTGCCCATCGCCAAAGCGACACATGGGATAAACTAGGTTTTGCTATCCACGTAACCCTTGCCAGCGTAAACAAAGCATGGCGAGATCAAAAAGCGGATCATGTTGTATTCTGTCTCGAAGGCCGCAGCTGGCGCAAGGATTTCTATGAGCCTTACAAAAAGAACCGAGCAGTTGCACGAGCCGCGCTCACAGAAAAAGAAGCAGAAGAAGATAAATTGTTCTGGGAAGCTTTTGACGATCTTAAAACGTTCTTATCCGAACGCACCAATTGTACTGTTCTCCAGCACAACAGTCTGGAAGCAGATGACTTGGTGGCAGGATGGATTCAAGCACACCCTCAGGATCACCACACCATCGTAAGCAGCGACACAGACTTTCATCAGTTACTAGCCGACAATGTTAATCAGTATAATGGCGTAGCAGACGAACTACATACACTGCAAGGAATTTTTGACAAAAAGGGCAAGATGGTCATTGATAAAAAGACCAAAGAGCCTAAGAAAATTCCCGATCCCAAATTTATACTATTCGAAAAATGTATGCGTGGTGATCCCACTGACAATGTGTTCAGTGCGTACCCCGGAGTCCGAACTAAAGGCAGTAAAAATAAAGTAGGTCTCGTTGAAGCTTATGCTGATATGGATAAAAAAGGATTCAATTGGAATAACATGATGTTGCAATCTTGGACCGACCATAATGGCGTAGAGCATAAAGTTCTCGATGATTATCAACGCAATCGTACACTAGTAGATTTGTCAGCCCAGCCCGACAATGTTAGAACATGGATCAATGAAACCATTGTTACTAACAGTATTACAAAAAATCGATCAATGGTGGGCGCTCAGTTTCTTAAATTTTGTGGCAAATATGATCTTGCTAAACTCAGCGAAAACGCTGCCGCTGTTGGCACAATTTTATCTGCAGGGTATCCTGAATGACAGAAATTCAAGATTTATTAAATCAAGAAGCAACATTGGCAAATAATGGAAAACAAGACAGTGAAGAACGACAATCGATTCATACTCTGATTAGATTGAAACGACCACTGCCGGCGCCAACTTGTTTTGGCGAGGACGATTGTTCGACACATATATTAAGTATGTGCCCATGGCGCATTGACTGTGGAGATTAAAGGTAGACTATGAACAAAGAATTAATTAAAAAGTTTCAATTACAAGCAGGCGGCAGTCATTATCCTGGCATCAATCCGGACATGCAATTATCTTTTGCAAAACAAATTATAGAAGAATGTATTGATGCTGTGCGTAACACAGACACCAGACATGCCTACACTACTTTCGACAAAGGGCTAATAGATGCCACTGTCGAACGGTCTATCAAGTCAATTAAAGAAAGATTTGATTACCATGGGTTTTAAAATGCATTCGAGTCGATTCAGGACTATTAGATCAAAAGATCCTAATTTTAATTTAGTAGACGGAATGCTGGTTATTCCTCGGGCCGGATTTGAAGTTGTCAAAGAATGCCCCAGAGAATACAGACTTATTATTCAAGATTGTTTAGAGCGGGGATGGCTCAAGCCTGTGGCCACTGTGTATGATCATGAATTAACTTTTGACATGTTAAAGGATATAACTCAATGAAACTTATCGACGTAATTACTGCTGCCGAAGGTCGTGTATCTGGAGGAGACAAGTTTCAATGGAAATGTTGGGGAGACAATGCAAGATTTATGGAGTTTGCAGATATAAATGGATCCGAGTTTTGTAGTGTAGTATTCGACACTAAGACATATGACGTGTATGACATTGAAATTTTTATCCCGGACACTGATATCTGTTTTAGATGGTTTAATCCTACATTCATCGACAGTTACATCAATGAAGCAAAAGCAAGAAACATAGATTATATGTTAGCATGGGACAGTATAAAATTTATCCCAGTGAATGATGCCCAAGTAATCATTGAATATATTAAAGATGTCATGTCTTCATTCTACGAAGATCTTGCCATACCAGAAGAAATAGCATGAACACATCTTTTAGGCTTTGGTTATCTGAATTATGGAGAGAAAATTGTGAGGAACACGATCTGTGGAAACAACCCCGCTATTCTCTACAAGAGTACTTTGCTCGCTACAAATGGTGGCTTCGCCGAGAGTATAGATTTCAACAAAGGAATAACAAATGATTGAAACTTTTATTTTTATTCTTGTTTTGTTACAAATCAAACACTGGTACATAGACTTTGTAAATCAAAATGAAGAAGAAGTAAAACATAAAGGTATATATTTTGACTGGTTAGGTATCAAACACAGCCTTAAGCATGGCATTGGAACGTTGGCTTGTTTATGGACCGTAACTGGATGGGCCAATATAGAGTTTGCATTTTTTATCGGCGTGATAGATTTTATCTTGCATTATCACATCGACTGGGCTAAGATGAACTATGGTAATCGAGATATTACCACTCCTCAGTTTTGGAATCATCTAGGACTAGATCAAATGGCACATCAATTGTGCTACATTGCATTTGCAGGACTTACAGTATTATGATTGAATTAATTGCACGACCAGTTGTTAAAAACAAATATTGGATTGTTGAGTCTGACGGAAACAAAGTGGGAACTATTCAGGCCGTGGAAAAAGGCGGATTTGTTTATGTTCACGAACAGTCTAGAGTTCAATATGCCAGTATCAAACTACTAAGTAAAGCACACAATGTGGTCTTCGACAGTACTGTAAAAAAAGAAAAACTTACACCAGAGTATCATGAAGTATACGGTTACCCTGTAAGTAATAAACCATGGAATTTACTGTGGGACGTTAAGCACCAGTTTCCCATTTATACAAAAACTAACAAAAGTAAAAGTTATTATTGCGCTGGTTATTATATTATTAAATTTAATAATGGATGGGTTAAAAGTTATTGCCCAAAATTTATCACATTAAACCGATACGATTTCCAAGGTCCGTTTAAAACTAAAACAGACATGCAGGACGCACTAAAGGCGGTAAAATAATGAATGAAGCTAATCTAAGTCTGCATTTAAAAAATTTCAACGACAAAGTTAAACTAATGAATCAGACCGGTGGAAGAAATCTTATGCTAACTGCTAACGAAGCAAGAAGTCTTCATAATGATTTGTTTGATTTGCTAAATCATTGTTCTACATTAAGCAAACAACTTGCAGCAGCGAAATCGGGGGACTCGGTAATCAGTATTGCAGTAGATGGTGGGGGATTTAAATAATCTACGTACATTAAGAGATAAATATTATTAGTTGATAAATCTATGAGCAGACCTAAACCAAATGTATTAATCGAACATGTAAATAAATCTACCTATAAGAGTGAGCAAATTCTCAGTAGTGAAGGTATCTGGGCAGTGTTTTATGATAATCAACCAATCAATTTGAAAAGCGGTAACATGCTAGTCAATTATCCAGGCCCTAAATATAAAAAGACTTCGTTCTCAAATAAAGGGCATGCCATTAATCTTTGCAAAAAACTAAACATTTTGTTCAAAACAGATTTATTTTCTGTAGTTTTAATGAAAAGTGGTAACAAAATCTACCCCTAAACGGTTTACGCAAACTCAATTAACTCAGATGTTTGCTGAAATGTCAAAGCAACATCCCAGTAAGTTAAATTACATTATTTGGAATAATCCCAAAGACCCCAGCAGTCTAAGATTAAGCCTTGCTGGATTTAAATTTCTCTCCGCAGATCTCAAATTAAAATCTTATAAATTTGAATTTGATCAACCTTTGGCCAATAAACATTTACTTCAACTTGAGCGATTCTTTCAAGGTATGTATTATCTTATCGGTGCCCATAAAATTGTAGTTTTTGACGAGCAAGAAGCTGCCATGTTAAGCCTTATGGACGGCGATCTCAAAAAATATCTAGCTAATCTAGAAAATAATACTTAATTAGTACTACAATTGTTGTAAAAATACAACAACATTTTTGGTTGCTCGAAATTCCCAATTTTGCTATAATATTGATATTGTAGTTAACAAGGAGTTCAAATTGAACCAAATGACCCAGATTCAGCAAGTTAATCAAGCTATCATGTTCGGTAATTTTACCGACACTGAACTGTCCAGCATCCTCAGTGCCGTGCAATTTGCCAAGTCCCAACTTCGTAAAGATAAAATCCGTTCTATCAAGTTGGGCGATAATGTTCGTTTTACTAGTACTAAACGCGGTATGACTATTACTGGCACCGTAGACAAGATTGCCATTAAATTTGTAACGGTTCGTAGTCCGCAGGGCCTGTGGAAAGTACCTGCTAACATGCTGGAAGTTGTATAAAAACAACACATTTTTTGGTTGCTCGAAATTCCCAATTTTGCTATAATAATGGCATACAGTAACAAAACGGAGTAAACGAAATGGCTTATGTCTCTCAAGAACGTAAACAATCCCTGGCCCCTGCTATCAAGGCTGTCTTGAAAAAGTACGGCGTCAAAGGTTCTTTGTCGATTCGGACTCATTCGTCTTTGGTTCTGACTATCAAGTCGGGAAAGATTGATTTTGTTGAAAATTTTATCGAGACTGACAGCAAAGTCCTGCATGGTCGCAAAATGTCTCAAGACCAAATTGATCACATCCGTAAGAATCAATCCGTGGATGTCAATCCTTATTGGTATCATGAACACTTTTCAGGCAAGGCCAAAGACTTCTTGAAAGAAGTGCTGGCTGCTATGAACAAAGGCAATCACAACAATTCAGACGCCATGACTGACTACTTCGATGTGGGCTGGTACGTGGACGTGAACATTGGTCGTTGGAACCAACCCTATGTCTATGTTGCATAATAACAACAGACAATAATTCAAGTTTCAGATATAATATACTTTTACATCACAAAGGAGTTTTTAAATGGCTAAAGAGACTGTAACCGAAAGCCGCACTGTTACCAGCGATGGTGCTCGTCGTGCTATTCTTAAATGTTTCAAGAAAAAGCGTCCGGCTTTTCTTTGGGGCCCCCCAGGCATTGGCAAGTCTGAGGTGATTGAAGGTATTGCTCGCGATTTGGGCGGTGCATATATTGACCTTCGTCTTGCACAGATGGAGCCCACTGACCTGCGCGGTATTCCGTATTTCAACAAAGAGTTGGGTAAGATGGATTGGGCACCTCCCATCGATTTGCCTGACGAAGAGTTTGCTAAACAGTACCCTTATGTGGTCCTGTTTATGGATGAAATGAACAGTGCCGCTCCTAGTATTCAGGCAGCTGCCTACCAGCTGATTCTTAATCGCCGAATCGGCAAATACATTTTGCCTGACAATGTTGTCATGGTTGCCGCAGGTAACCGTGAAAGCGACAAGGGTGTTACCTTCCGCATGCCTGCTCCGTTGGCAAATCGTTTCATGCACTTTGAAATGCGTGTCGATCATGGCTCTTGGGAGACTTGGGCAGTTAACAACAAAATCCACAAAGACGTGGTGGGTTACATTGGTTTTGCTAAACAAGACCTCTATGACTTTGATCCTCGTTCTAGCTCGCGTTCGTTCGCGACTCCACGTAGCTGGACCTTTGTCAGTGAAATTCTTGAAGATGAGGACACTTCAGACGCTGAACTGATTGATTTGGTTGCAGGTGCAGTTGGCGAAGGTGTTGCAGTTAAGTTTATGGCTCACCGCAAAGTTGCAGGTCAATTGCCTAAGCCTGCAGACATTTTGTCTGGCAAAGTCACTGAACTTAAAGTTAAAGAGATCAGTGCCATGTACTCGCTGACTATTGCTATGTGCTACGAGCTTCAGGATGTTGCTAAGAAAGAAGGCGGTAAGCCTTCCGCAGAATGGCATAGTATGAGCGATAACTTCTTTAAGTTCATGATGGATAATTTTACCACTGAGCTTACTGTTATGGGTGCTCGTGTTGCGTTGACTACTTATAACCTGCCGTTTGTTCCTGGCAAGTTGAAGAACTTCGACGAATTCCATAAGCGTTTCGGCAAGTATATTGTGGCCGCAAGCCAGAAATAAAGTTAAAGGGAGGCAGGGCTTTACTCCTTTGACCGTAAGTCCTCCCGAATTATCATGAAACTTTCCTTAGAAAAATTAGATGGCAGACACAAAGGGCTCAATCGTTTAAAATATAGAGTATTGGTAAACGGTACCCAACCAATAAAATTTCAAGATTTCTGTCAAGTGCGACAATGGTGTTGGGATACATGGGGTCCGAGCTGTGAAAGAGAAATCTTTTTATCACTTGGACAGGATAATACAGGGTCTATAGATTGGGCATGGCATTACGATGAAAAGTTTAATTACTGCTACATTTACCTAGCAGGACCAAAGCAGTTGGAATTGTTTACATTAAAATGGTTATAAAAATTATTTTTGACAATAAATCCATTTTCAATTATAATATACACATAAACAAGGAGCACTAAATGGCTACTACTTCTAGCGAAAAGAAAACAGAACATAAACTTGCAGGTCGTCTGACAGATAATACAGACCCTCGCTTGGACGCCACAGTGCGTGAAAAACTTGTTACGGCTCGAATTGGTCTACTTCTTCGTGCCCCATTTTTTGGCAATCTTGCAACTCGTTTGAAACTGGTTAATGCCGACGAGTGGCTGGGTACTGCGGCCACAGACGGTCGCAATTTCTATTACAATACTGAATTCGTAAACAAACTCAAG